TACAAATAGACTGCTCTTGCGCCTGTTGCATTATGTGCGTAACCAACTATTCCGCCGACAAGATATTTACCACCTTTTCCAGCTGGAATTGTGAATCTTGATGTGTTAGTTACATTGCTGTGAAATGAATCTGTATCAAAATCCTCATTATCGAAAGTTATTGCAGTAATAGTATTATTGCTTAAAGTTTGACTTGCACTTTTATAGACACCAACTCCAACATAAGTTGAACCGCTTGCTGGTGCTGCCCATTTTAATCCAGTTGCAGCAGTCGAGTCAGCCGTAAGAACTGTGTCATTGGCTCCAACGCCTAATCGTGCGTCCACTGTGCTAAAAGTAAATAGATCGCCCTTAGTTGTTAGTGGTGTCTGATCCGTAGGAGTGACCCACGTAAAGTCCATGTTGGTATTTGATGTCTTTGATAAGACTTGACCAGTTGTGCCACCGAGTAGATCTTGCAGCGACGTATCAACGCCCTGGCCAAATGTGTTGAAATCTGCTGGGAGATTCGTAACGAGCGAAGAGCTCGTTGGCATGACCCAGCCGAAGTAGGTAGTTGGATTTGCGATGGGAGTTTCCTTTCCTTAGTTCACGACTAATGCGTCTGCATAGTCAAGTGTAGGACTGAGTGTGTTGAAAGTTTCGGCGACACTTACATCTTGCCATTCCATCGCCTGGAGTGAGAATGGCAGTGGTGAGACAAGAAGAGTCACTGCTAATTCATTGTAAGAAGCCTGGAATCGCCAGCCCTCAACGAAGCCCAAGAAGTTTCCGGATTGCATATTGGCCGGCAAGTTTGAAAGCGAAATCGGCTGACCCATAAAGACGTTGATAAGAGCGTCACGATCTGCATCATCGACTTCCGGATTCGTCAGTGCGAAAGTGATGGATTCTAGGAATGCCTGTGGCTGGGCTCTGAGTGTTAGATAGAAATTAGCTTGAGATAGCGCATCGGCGGAATGCTCAAGTGAAGTCGTAATCTGTTGCGCTAGTTTTCCATAGAGTGCGATAGAAGCTGCACTGGTAGCCGTCTGTGTTCCAGATTTCCAGACAATAGAGACATCGTTGCGAATATCTCCGGCCTTAGTCTGAATCTTAATTCCACGACCTAGAGCTTGATTAGCATCGAGTTCGGTGTAGCCATTAGTGGCTAAGTAGGTTGAACGATGCGTCGAATCCGCATAGGAGATAAGTCCAGAAGCGTCCTCGTATAAATAACCAAGTCCGGAAGTCGCAAGGTCGGCCACCAGATTCCAGGTGATTGTCTGACTAGATCCGCGATTGGCCAGCTCATAATTGCCTGGACGATCTATTTCTCCTAAGCCTGTATTTTCAGCAGTAGCCCATGTTGTAGTTGCTGGAGTGTAATTCGCCCACGTAAGAGCTGCTGGAACCTCTGACCAGTTATTGACCAGTAAATCCTCAAGGATTGTATAGATTTGGTCGCCGTCGAAATCCTTAGACAACACGCCCAAAGTTAAGGCCTTCTGGAGCCTTGAGAGGGCTCCTAGAGCCGTGATGGTGACTTCCTGAGTAATTGATACTGACCCAGTCTGCGACACTGTCACGGCAACGTCCACAATAGATCCGCCAAAGATTGGCACATAAGCTCCGGCCGTGTCTTTGACCTGAATCGAGACTGCGTCATTGATTTCGGCCGTGATAGCAGCAAGATTAAGATTAATAAGATTAAGAGTGCAATAACCGGCTTGAGCCTGTGTGTAGATATTCGTGCGCCCTGATGTAATTGAAAGATTGGCTAGAACGACGTCAGTGTATTCGATGCCCTGAATTAAGACTTTCCACTCTGGAGCCCACTGTGTCATTAGATTGCCTGAAGTGCGCCGGCTCCGCCAGTGCCACGGTAGAAGGAATCATTGAGCACGTTTACAATTGTGCGAGCTGTGCCTTCGGCATCGATTGCGCCATTGACTGTCACATTAATCCGCGCAGCGTTTTGAGAATCCGTAAATCCTCCTCCGCCCATAGCAGCTAAACGAGCTGCGTTTTGAGAATCCGTAAATCCTCCGCCTACGCGAACCGCGCCAGATGCGGCTGATGAGACTCCTCCGCCCGAAGTAGTTGTAGATCCTGTACCAGTTGAAGCGGACACACTAGGAACCGAGATTGTAGGAATGCTAGGTGTTGCAGTAGTTGTCTTTGGAATTGTAACTGTTGGAACGCTAACTTGTGGAGCTGAAATCTGTGAGACGTTAGGCAAGAATGGAATTGAGTTATAGACACGAATCAGAGCGTTGATTCCAGCAACGGCTCCGGCAATCAATCCGTTCAAGCCTTTAATGACCGCACCGATGACATTGATAACGCCGCCAGCAATTTCGCCAACTACCTTGAACGCTCCGCCTAAGACTGTGACCAGAACCGGCACGACATACTTTTGAATAAAGCCAATGAACTCTGAGAAAGTTTCTTTATTCTTGTCAATGGCGTCAGTGATTGGCTTAAAGAAATCAGCGAACTTTCCAAGTGCCGGAACGACTTGATTGACCACGAACTCAACAAGCTGCTGAATGATTGGCAGAAGCTTTGCACCGACTGATTCTTTGGCTTCATCAAAGGTCACTTTAAGAATCTCAAGGCGTCCGGCGAAGGTCTTTGCGTTAGCTGCTGCTGCGCCACCGAATAGATCTGAAAGCCTGGTCTGCGTCTCTTCAAATGACATCGCTTTAAGCTCTGCGGCCGATAGTCCGATTCCTAGCTTGCCAAGAGCTGCCGTGTTGCCGTCGTAGGCCTTGCCAAGTGCATTAGCTACTGAATCCAAGCCCTTGCCAGTAGCTTGAGAGATGTCAAGTGCAAGATTAAGAAGATCCTGAGCCTTTGTAACATCGTTAGTTGAGAGCGATAATCTTTGCAACGCTGGACGCAATTTATCGTCTGCGACACCTGTAGCTAGAGACGTCTTAAGAATCTGCTTTTCTACTGATGCAATCATTTCATTAGTTGCACCAGTTGCATTCTTTAGAGCAGTGGCAAGGCGAATCTGAGCAGCTTCATCTTCAATCGCAGCTTTAACTCCATCGACTGCAAGCTTGATGGCATAGGCTCCAGCAGCAGCTCCGGCGGCTGCGAATGCTAGGCCGGCTTTCTTACTGAACTCGCCCATCTTTGACGAAGAGTTATCCACGTCTCCGTTAGCTTGAGCAAGTGATTTCTTAAGTTGATCTACATCAGCAAGAATCGAGAGCTTGAGTGTGCGCGATTGTCCGGCCATTTACCACTCCTTCAAGATTCGGTCGAAAGCATTTTCCCACTTGTCAATGATGTCTGGCTGGATTTCGCGTAGTGTCGGATAAATAAACCAGCCCTTAGAACCAGAGCCTTTTGTGGATTGGCCTGACCAGACTGGAAATTGCTTAAACTTGTTAGATCCAAACTCTGTACCGCCCCAAAGATCCTTTGTCGTTGCTCCGCCTGAAAACTTTTGACTTACGAAGCCGAAAGACAATTCGCCAATCTTGGAAGATTTCGACACACGGGAGCCACTGGCAATTCTGTCGGCGGCCTTGCCTCGACTGGTCGCCTTTTGCTGAATCTTGCCTTGAGCGAACTCTGCAAGAGCTGACGATTCTCTTTTAGCTGCATCAGTAGCTTCTGTATCCATCGCCTTGAATGCGGCAGTAATGCGACGAAGGTCTGCCTTGTCATAGGCAATTTCAACGTTGTCGCTCACTTTGTTTCTCCAGTATCTCGAAAGCCGTATAGATCTGCTCCGCCGTCGTCCATTCGCTCATCGGTATTCCTGTGGCTATGGCTAACTCCACCAGGATTCGATTTACGCTTCCGGCGGCGTAACTTTTGGGAGAACGTCACCGACTGTCACGTCGGCCACTGTTTCACACCAAATCTCATAGCCCTTAATTGGCTTGCCACCAGCTTCACGCTTCATCGCATTCCACGCAAGGAAGAGAAGATCAGAGATTCCAATCTTCTCCTGCGCTTGCGAGATTGTGCTGCCTGTCTTTTGTTCCCACTTAGCCCACTCTGGCGGCTGAGCCGTGTAAGTGCCGAACTCGCCTGACGTGTATTCGATTGTGATTGGTAGTCTCATTATGTGCTCCCGTTTCTATCGCTTTTAGCTGAATGTTTCGGCTGGAGTGCCACTGACTAACATAGCCCAAGAATCTGTCTGTGCTTCTGGAGCAGTGCCGCCAACTGATGGAAATACTGGAAAGACGTTGCATGTAAATACTGCGCCAGTAGCGGCAGTGAATGACACGGCTAAGGTTGTGTTCGGAGCAGTATCAGCAGCAGTCCACATCGCTTCGAAGAGTGATGATGCAACGCCCCAGTCTGCAAGTAGCTCAAGATTAAGCGTCCATTGATCATCGATGTGCTTATAGGCTTTTCCATCAAGTGTCTGGTAAGTCGTAATGACGGGCGCATTGACTAGCGTTGCGGCCGTAGTTTGTGCGTCATAGTTCACTGTGGCGATTGTCAGAATAAGGTCTCTCGCCGTGACGATTGTTGTTGGCATTTCTTTGTCTCCTTAGATTGTCTGTTGTGTGTAGTAAGTGCTGACCGCGAGATCCGCCACTAGTAAATTGGTCGCGCCGACCTGTTGAATTGTGGGACGTTGAACGTCTCCAACTTCATAACCTGCTGGCATCGCTGCCATGATGCTAATAACAAGCTGCTCAAGATTATCCAGTGCTCCAGCCGTGTTGTTATAAGCAACGGCCGCAGTGACCACGAAATTAATTTTCACGCGCACCTGCGATTTGCCGATTGTCGTCGTTTCTAAATAAGGCGAATCTGGAACGATTACGCAAGCCGGAGGAATGACTGCCTCTGGTGGAGAGCTATACACAGAAGCCACGACGCCAGCAAGAGCAGTCGCAAGAGTGCCTCTGACGTTAGTTGCAATAGTTGTTGGTGTAGGCATCACATGGCCATTGTTGAGACGTCGATGTAATTACCTAGTAAACCTATGACGCGATTTTGCAGTGATCGACCCATTCGATATGGCGACGGCGTAAAATCCACGCCTTCAATCTGACCACCTGGAGCGACCACGCTCTGGAATATCTCAACGCTGACGATTGTGACCGCCGTCTCGACTGCGTCGGTATTCGCATAAAGCGTGGCCGCGTCTGCCCCAGATAGGTAAGCAACTCCGCCAGGAATTACTGGACGGAAATCAATGTCTGCATTAGTAATGGCAGAAGTAAAGTAGAAATATGGAGCCGGATATGCGAAAGGTAAGTAAGGAAAAGGATCATAATAATTCGATGTGACTGTCTGTGTTCCGTTGAATGTAGCTGGAACGCAACCGGTAACGACAACACTTTGACCAGCGACGAATGTGTTCGGCTTTTGTGTTATGTAATAGGCGACATTATTTTGAAGATATACGGCGGCGACTGAGTTTTGATTGGCAGTCAATAGCGGCAGAATTACCTGCTCGGCTGAATCGATAATTCCTTCAAGATAAGCATCAGAATAAAGAGAAACAGAGACGCCGAGCACTGTCCTAAGACTGGCGACTGTAATAATTGCTGGCATCTCTGTTCCCTTTCGTGAGCTGCTGGGCTAGATACGGGAGCGCACCTAGCCCATGATTAGTTTGCTTAGGTTAGGTTGAAGCGACGTAGGCCACCTGCAAAGACGGCTTGAGCTGCGATATAACCGTAGAGCATGATTTCAACTTCGCCTGTTGTTGGAACATTCGTGGCCAGTGAAAGCGCTGGGCTCTCAAAGATTTCGATTGAACGTGGCTCGATGATGAATGCTGATTCATCAATTGAAGTTGCAACCATGTTGGCGTCCACATAATAATCGAGGCCAAGAACGTTTCCGCGAATCGATGTTGGATTAGCAGTTCCACCAGGATTCATTTGCATTGGCTGAGCGTTGTAGATTGGACGTCCAGTTGTATCTGTTGCACCAAGAAGAGTGCTCCAGATTGAAGTTCCTGAAACGAATGCAGTTGCAGTGCGCTTTGTTGCATTGTAAACGGCTGGTGATTCTGTTGATACGAATGAAATCAATCCAGCTGAATCGGCAGCAGTTGCAGTCGCTTGAGTACCGCCAGCAGTAATTTGAGCGATTACATATTGATCAGTTGCCTGAGCATAAGCATCGCGAAGATTTTGAAGCATAATTTCATAGAATGATGGATCTGAACGATCTAGCAATTCTACTGAGTAGCGCTGAAATCCAGCCTTCTTGATTACTGTCGCATTGACGTAAGCTGAAGTGATTGCAGTCGTTCCAGTTGGATCTCCTCCTTCGGCCACAGTCGCGGCCGTACTGTTAGCCGTAATTTTAGGAATAGACACTGTCATTCCGTATGTGCTCAATGGACGTGTTCCACCGCATGCGTCAATTACTGGACGTAAAGCGTTGGTGTTCTGTGCAACGTCGCGAACGTATGACACTGGTGAGAACGCTGGATTTGTTGAAAATGAATCGTCAGCTGCTTTTACATATTGACGAGAATCTTCGTTGCCTAGCGTTGCCTTGATTGAGTGTTCTAAATATGATCCACCAGAAATAATTGGTGAACGTGGTGATGTGAAATAGAGCGGACGAGATGCCTCGGCCTGTACGACTTTGGAAGCCTCAACCGTTTCGGCTGGTGCTTCTGTGACGGTTGGAGTTGTTTCCACTTCGTTTTCTCCTTCGGTAGTTTGTTCTTCTGTTTCCACAACGGATTCAGAATCTTCTGGCTCACTAGCTGCGACCGCAACCTTTGCGCTTCTTATGGCTGGCTCTGTGACTAGTGAGACTTCTTTGAGCGCACTTGCGCTAATTACTAGAACGCCATCGACGTTCTTATACTTTTCAGCTAGAACGCCGACACTAAATCCATCACGCAATCCAGTGAATGCTTCTTCTAAAGCATCAGATCCGGCCGTTGTTTTGCCGATAGAAAATGTGGCGTAAATGCCTTCTTCATCTTCGTCGTAGCTCTTCAAGAATCCGATTGGAGATTCACGGCGATGCTCAAGTAATAATTTTGTAGTATCGCTAAAAGTAATTGATCCAGGCTTAAACATAGTTGAGCCGGCTGATGTAGAGCCCTCTTCATTCCAGGTGACGATGCGTCCAGAGATTTCACGCTTTGGAAAATCCGTAGCCGTGACTTTGATTGAGAAATCTAGATTCATCGGAGTTGGCTTCATTTCTTTCATCGGATCATTTCCTCTTCTAGTCGGATTTCATCGGAAGTGAGAGCTCCGATGTCGTAGAGAATCTTGTAAACGTCTGCGCGCTCTTTTGCTGATCCGCGCAAGTAATCGTCTAAATCAAACTTGACTTCCTGTGATGCTGGAACGAAATCATTAGCCATTCCAGTCATTGAAAGACGCTCTTCAATGGCACACATAATCGGACGCAAAGAGAAGTCCAGCAAAGATTGACGCGCAAGTGTGGCGTTTGTGTACGTCATACTAGATCCGGATTCTGCATCGACGTAGTAAGCCGGAATGCCCGTGACTCTTGCGAGCTCGGTTGAAACGTACGAACGGGCTTGATTTAGCTGCAATTTCTCTGGGTCGAATCCTAAAGTCTGCAATTCGACGTCAGCATTCAAGAATGCAGTTGAGCGATTGCGACGTGACTGCCCCCAAGATTCGAGAAGCTTTGCGATGCGATCTGCTGGAAGAGCAGTGCCATTAGATTTCAAGACCATAGTTGGCACTGGCTCGCGTGCGTACATAGTTGCAGCGCGTTCTAACTCTGCACCAGCTTTAATTGTGCGACCGGCACGATTAAGAATGCCCTCATCTACGCCGTAAAAGACTGCAAGACTTCCGACACCTTCGTAAGGTACAGGAATCGAATCAACGCAGTAATAATCGATTTCTGTTCCTTGCGCATTAGTTTTAATTGTGACGCGAGTAGGATCAATGCGTTCTGCACTGCGAATGCGATATGTGTCTGCATAAATCTCAAGAATGCGCATGTAGCCGTATCCGTATAGCAATAAATCTTCTGCAAGCCAGGCATAAGTCGCAAAGCCGGGAACGCGTGGATCTGGCTGGTTAATTACCTTTGGAGGAGATTCAACGCGAGCGCCATCTGCGCGAGTGCGAACCTTAAGCGGAATCGATGCAACGCTTGACGAAATAATGTTTCGGGCTCTGGCACACGTTGGCACTGACATAAATTCAACGCGAGACGCAGTGATTCCGGCAACGCCGTAGATATTGTAAAGAGAGCTAGTGACATTTACTGGCGCTAAAGATGCCTCAATGTCAGAAGTCGCAGACGGAGCTGCGGTCGTTACTGTGCGCGAGAATAGACCCATGTGGATAAGTCTAAAGGCTCGCTATACATCTAAACGACCATGATGTCCATCTCCATCTCTGGGCGTGTCGCAAAGTGTGTGGCGAGCGCACTGGCCACGGCTGCGCAGACCGCGACACTTGACGCTCTTCTTCCTATGATCCAGCCGCCATCGCCCATTG